GGTTATTTTGAGGATTGCAGTCTTCGTGATCCACAACATCAGGAAGCCATCCATGATGGTACAAGAAAATCACCCTGTGAGCGAGAAATCTTCCTAACGGGGTGCTTATCTCAATGTACCCTGTGTTCATCACGCTTCCAGCTTCCTTACCGCCATACTTGGTATTGAAGGTTTTGTTGAACCTGTTTGTTGCGGGCCTTAATCTGTGGTAAAGTTTACCATCTCTGTATTCAAACAACTTCCTAACGTACTCTTGCGAGAGTGTCATTGTTCCTCCTATTCAAGGTGGGCTAGACTGTACCGTCGCCCACCTCTCAGTTGGTATTAAATTACATAAATTGCATGTTTTGCGTATTGCAATCCTATCGGGGCGAAAGGCGTATCATCGTCAGGACCAAGAGTAGGGACTGGTGTCCTATCAAGATCGATGGTTGGCTTATACTCAGGTGCCGGAACATTTACCTTTCCAACCGGAGTTTCCAGAGAGAGTTGATGGATCAGACTCTGAGGACGAAGCATAACTTCACCATTAAGCTTGAACATCCCATCTTCCCATTCCCAGCCGGAAGCATCGGAGAACTGCCCGTTGTCATCCATAACCATTGTATCAGCGATACCCAGTTTTTTGTGTGGGCGGTTCTTCAGCACCACGATACGTACACGTCCACGGGAGCGGTCAGGAAGCTCTTCTGGTTCAACACCCAGAACCACCCATGAGAGTTGTTCAAGGGCCGCAGAACCGCGCAGGTCTTCTTTACGGACCGGATACCAGAACGGCAATAGATTCCCATCTTTATCTTTCGGAAGCTGAAGTTCTTTACGCTTCATGTGGCTGATTGATAAGATGAAAACATCGTACTTCTTACAGAAAGCTGCCAGCTCGGTCATGATGTTATCAAGGTCTCGACGTTCGTTGTCGGACTTAAGACCAGAGATTACCATTGACAGGTGATCGAGGATGATCCATTTACAACCATCAAGGAACACCATCTGCTTAAGTTTCTGAATAAGCTGGTCTGTCGGGATAGAACCGAAGTGATCAAAGATCTTAATCTTATCTTCCCGAATCCAGCGTTGGTGAATCTCAAGGTGTTGCTCTTCGGTTAAGAACTGCTCCGGGTCAGCAACAAATGCCTTAGGGTCCACCTTCAGCTCTTCAGCATACAAGCTGTTTACAGACTCTTCTTCATCCTCTTCCAGACGGATGATGGCTACTTTCTCACTCTCGGTCCAGCCATCTAGGCGGGGAATTGACATATCACGAAGATAATCAATGATCGCGTATTCAATCTTACGAGAGATTGTAGACTTACCACCACCAGACGGGCCTGTCAATGTCCAAAGCTCACCAGTACGGGGGCCACGGGTCAGGTTATATAGGCCGGGTAGCCCTGGTAATGGAACACCATCTTTTTTCTTCTTGCGAAGATTCTCAATGGTAATATCCTTAAGACCGATAAGCTTATCAGGAACATAGCGATCGTCTGCTTTGGTAAACATTGCATAAAGCTCGCGTACCTTACCTGCATCATACATGTCACGAATGTCTTTAAAGCCATCCGGGTCATTACGCTCGTTAGGATATCGCACAACGTAAATGTTTTCTGACAGCAGGAAGCTAGCGACATCGTCGGTTGCTTCTTTACCTTTCTTTATTTTCTTTTCTTTTTCTAATGCTGTGGCTTCGTCGTTATCAAAGCCCAAGACTACCTTCTCATAACTGCGAATGAACTTCTCGTTGTTTGCGAAAGTATCAACAGCGTTTGCAGTACCACAGTTTAATCCAACATAGGGTAGTGTCGGAAGACCTCCAATGTCCTCGTCGTTCTGAATATGACGGATACCTTTTAAGATGCTATCCGCCCAGTCTTTAACGCCTTTACTGGCCTTTGGACTGGTGGACATAGCCTTAACCATCTCATACGCTGCCTGCCATGCGGCGCATACGTCACCTTCACCTTCCACGATATTGATCTGCTTACGACCAACACCCATAGAGGCTTCATGCTGCCCGAAGAACTGAGATGATGCCTTCACAGCACCAACAGTTGAAAAGTGTCCTGTCTTTTCCTTCTGTAACGTCCAATCACGTTTCTTGAATCCCGTTAGTTTCCCATACTTATCATAATAGGGCAAGTATGTTGCTACCGGGGTGATACCATCCGCCGGGGATACCGCAGAACGGATCTTAAAATACTGTGCTGCTTCAAGAGAGAGACTCATTTCGGGAACAGCCATGATGCGGGTGCCAGACAGCACTGATTCCAGGGTCTCTTCTACTCGATTGTTACTATAACTCAACTTGCCTCCGCGATTACTTCCAAAACCTGCTCTTGGGTTTTCATTGCCGCCTTTGCGGTACGCCGCCCAATCCGGTCCATTTCCCATTATCCCTCTCATTTATTTTTCTGGTAAAACGCCTCCGCAAAACCGCGAGGTGTACAACTACGAATATTTTTAGTCTTGGTGGATTTGCCACCACACTTCTTCCAGCCTGGATTGTCCTTGTACAATTCCTTCACAGGAAGCTTGTCAGGCTGTTTTGCGCCATTACCCATCCAAATACACGTCTTCTTGTTATACGCGTCCTGAGGAGGGTATACGTGCGGATATAGTGGGTGTATATCAGTGGTTGGGAGATACCCGCCGTAATCCTTAGGATCAAACATGTAATCAGGTTTTCGATACATTGAAGAGAGAACACCGACAGGGTTTTCAAAGGCCCACGGAACATTATATAAATCTCCAACCTTCTCTACCAATAGGCAAAGTTCCATTGCTTCCTTCTGGAAGTTAGGGTTTGCTGCTCTTTTCTTAGCCCAATGACGTGAACCTGCATTGGTCAGGTGAGTACATTCCGGGAAACCAAAGACGATGTGAACATTGTCACCAACCATCTCTTTGATCTCTTGAGCTTGTTGAACGGTCTTGTCGTGGAAGAACCACATCCCGACTTTAACAAGGTCACCCTCGCGGGTGACTCCTGGTGAATGTTGACCATCAAAAGTCCAAACTTCATAGCCAGCCTCTAACCAAGGACGGGCCATGACCGAAGTGTAATCATAAAGAATGATCACTTTCTTCTTCAAACGGCCTCCCTTAGTGGAAACTGACCCCTTGGTGATCGGCATTTGTTACCGTACCCGTCATAGAAATTGGAATAATTTTAACTAGGGTGTAGGTCAGATATCTAGCGCTTTCAGATTGTCCTGCGATAGTATATCCTTCATCAAGATGTTCTGCCAACACTTTAGCCACGTAATTTGGACCACTGTGGTTATTGAATTCGAATTCGACGACTTTAACTTCGTGTTTCATTAAAACTCCTCCTCTTCCTGGAAGCAACCTACAATTTCAAGATTGCGAATATACTCGCGTAAATGATGGTATAGGACATCATCTGGAATGTCAACGTAGATCTGTTTGCCTCCAGAGAATACAGCATAATACTCCAGATCCTGGAAACCGTTGTAGTCTACATCACTTTCACGACTGTTACGGTCGCCTTCCATCACAGAATAAAGTGCTTCGACGGTGACGACACCAGCAGTAGGGTGGTCATAACTGAATTCGATCTCTACAGGAAGTGCGGCTTTACTCATTAAGTCCTCTCGCTTCTAAATTAATTACGAACGCGCCTTCTCCACGGCGAAGCTCGGTATCATCACGCCAGTCACGGAACATTCCCCCGGCGCGACCATGAAAATATATGCACTTATCGGTTATTCGGGTAATCTCCCCGAATTCCCACTTTTTTGCTCCAGCATTGCCTTGAGAGAAGGCGATCTTGTCGCCAACTCTCGCCTCATTCCCAAAACAATCTTTGATCATTTAGACTCCAGTTCGGCCTTTAATTCAATATTCTGGTCAATCAGTGCCTCGATAAACTGAATTGCATGGACTGCTGCACTATGACAACCGTCATCAAACAACTTTCGGCTTACATCATTACGTAAAGCGGCTGCATCACCATGCAGGCGAGTTTCCATATAAGTGCTTATGGTATTCCACGCGTTACTTTGGCTAATACGAGAATCCAGCTCCTTTAGTAGGCGAAGGATGTTCTCAGGACAAGCTGTGGCGATATACGTTGCATCAACATCATTATTCCACTGAGACAGGTTTCCTGTGCTAGCATGACGTACCGCTGGACCCATGTTCGGGTCGGTAATGAATACAGTCTCCATGTTTTTATCGTCGGAGAAAGCCACCATAGAATGACCGTGAGAGTCGATCCACCACTGTCCCTGAGTTGCATCCTTTGCGAGGCGCTCCAAGTCTTCGCGGAGCTTCTCAATTGAACGTTCTTTATGCATTTTCAGCACCCTCGTAATGGGACATTGTTAACTGCGTGATGCCAAGAGCAACAGGCTCGCTAGTATCTACCACAAAAGTATTCCAAGCACCATCAATAACTACGACAATGAAGTCACCAACCGCAGGCGGCAGATCCGCAAGTTTCAGGGCAACCACTGCCTCTGCGTATTCACCATCATTGATGACTCGTATAGCGATATCATGTCCAGGACCTTGTTCTGTGAAGTCAAATACCCGAACTTCATTTTCTGTGGTTTCATCATCTTTGGCAAAGAGCCAGTTAATTAGACGTTTGAACATTCTTCGCCCTCTTGACAATTTCATGAATTATATCTTGGAGTCTTTCCCACGCTTCCAGTTCAGCTTGCTGCATCTCATCGTGATAATCTTGAGCGATATCACGGAGTTTCATTAGCTTTTCTGTTGTTACCTTACTCAGGTCAGTGAAGTCTTCAACCTGCATTTTTGTTCTCCTCATAGAACTTAATCCACTTCTTAGTTGATTTGATACCACCTTCCAAAGACTTGTCCCTCTGAACCGCCACCTGCTCAACAATACGGTTCTGTAGAGCAAAACTCATGCGATCCCCCAACCTACGGAATGGATTTCCCTTGTACCCGTTGCCATTATGGATGCTAACTGCATCTTGCAATGATATGAAGAATGGGCGACAAATCTTTTTACATCGAGGGAATGCAAGCTGGTAGCCAAAGCGCCCGTCTTTAACTTCTGGGAAGTTCGGAAGACGACGAGGGACATACCCATAAGCAGACATCATCTCGTCAAGAGAGGCCATTTGGATGTGGGTAGTGTCCATAGCTTTTTCAGAGCGAGGAACCTGCCATTGATTCCATACTTCAAGTTCTTTGCGGAACTTGTCTACCAGCTCCAGACGAGAATATGATGCCATTATTTTCTCCTAAAATTTTCCTGGGAATGTGTCTTTGTAGAATTTAACAATTCTTTGGTCTACGATAATATCACGTTCTTTAACCGGACGCAACAATCTTAAACCTTTTGTAGAAGTGGCCCTGCTAAAGGCAACATAGGCCATCCCAGGAGCAAAAGCTCCATAACCAAAGTCTATATTAACCTCTGGCAAAGTCAAGCCTTGAGCTTTGTGAATGGTCACTGCATAACCAAGGCGAATGGGTAAGTTTGTGTATGTTCCAACAACAATCTTTTCCAATTCCTCTTCAGTCTTACCATTCTTGATAACCTTTCTTGGGAAGTATTCAACATTTTCCCAGACATTCTTTTCGATCTCTACAACCTTGCCATCTTCCAGTTCTACATCTACCGAAAACTTCCTTAGGGCCTTGATAATACCCCGTGTTCCGTTTACAAATTTAGGACCGTCTTCATCTGGATTCTGGTCATTAACGGTGATCATGACACGAGTCCCTACCTTGAGGTGTAGACTCTCAGCAACTGGACGCTGGGCAAAATCTCCTGTTTTGGAGGCTTTGTAAATAACCTCTTCACCCGGTATCTGATCGTAATGCTTTTTGTTGATACGTTCCGCCGCGGCATTAGTTGAAGTCAGGGTAATCGCATTCAGTGCTGCACCTTTTGAATAGCACTGATTGTTGAGGAATTTAACTATTTCATCAATACGCTCGCCTTTCCTCATATGATTCAATAGCGATGAAAAATGCACGCTGTTTTGACGATAAATCTTGTCAAGAAGTACAGGGTATGGATTTATCTCTCCCCAAGTGTCTGAGAAACACGATAATTCTGTGCTGTGGAGTTCGAAGTAAGCGTTTTCTTCAGAATCTGTCAGAACTGGAGGGTTCTGAAAGAAATCACCAAACATGATGACCTGAAGACCGCCGAAAGCTTTCTTAGGCTCCCTTCTCGCAACACGTAGTTTCTGATCCATTTCCCACAATTTGTCGGCTCGCACCATAGATATTTCATCAATAATGATACGCTCAAGAGATTTGCTTTTTAAAAGTTTTTTAGGTTTAGTTTTTACTGTCTTACCATCATCTTCTGTGGCTATCCCCATTGATAACCCGAAAGCTCGATGAGTTGTCATTCCATCAACATTAAGTGAAGCGACCCCTGTCGGGGCCACTGTTAATGTTGAACTTGGATACAGGGATTGGATTGTTTTGATCAGATGGCTCTTGCCACTGCCCCCCGGCCCAGTAATGAAAACGTTTTTGCCTTCAATGATAGCACCTAAGGCCTCTTCCGTTCCCACTCCAAAATCCTCTCTCAAGTTACCCTCCTAATAAATTTTTTGTCTCGATACCGTATTGCAAGTCTCGCCTTATGTTTTTTACTATCATAAGCAATCTTTCGGAGACTCTGTGGTCGCAAACACCACTGTGCGAATATCTATCATGAATGTCTATTATATCCAAGATCTTAGCATTTTGCCACGCTTGATGTGCTTTGAACGGGTCATCAAAATACCCCAGATGCTGGCCTCTTCTTCTTGATTGAAATTTTTTAACCACAGAATGCCAAGAAACCCCAATGGGGAAATCCCCCCTAGCTGAATCCCGCAACAGAAAAAATTTATTCAGATAAGAAGGTACAAGCACAGATGTATTCCAACTGTAAATTTTTGACCCAGGTACAAGAATGTCCTTATCTAAATTAAAATTATACACCTTGTCAACTATTCTTTTCCCACTTTCCTCGAGCCAAGCAACGTGTTGATCTTGACATTCAACCCACTCTCTGAAATTAGAGAACGTTTTCCACGCCTCTTCCACAACAACCCCGGAGTAGGTCGGTTTTTTATTCAGGGCTTTGTCTGAATAACATCTTTCCAACATTTTACGCCACAGGGTGTAGTACGGGCACCTCCACGCCTGTGTGCGCTTACCACCAACAAGAGTGTACCGGGTTGTGGGATAAGGGGCATCATTAATGCCCTGTCCGTGGACTAAGGACATTAATCCTCCTTATCGAGATAAATTTCGTCCAGGATAGCACCCCTTACACCTACAACAATAACATCAGGAGCACCTGCTGGCTTTTCTTTTCCTGTCAATACCTCATAGCGGCAGCAGCGGCATTTCTTGTTATTGTAGTTATATGGTACGCTAACAATGTCTGCCGGGTCAACAGATACCTCAACCACATTACCATAATCACGGGCATATTCCTTGGAGGCGATATGTAAACCCTGGCTACAAGCTTTGGTTGGGTCATCTTCAACCATGTTTCTTGGCATAGTGACTGTGGTGTTAGCCCAGTTAGGGACCAAGCCTGTGAACCAGTCACGAGGACCATTCTCAGTGCGTTTAAGACCCTTGTAGGCCAAGATGTTGCCATTCTCCAGAATCTCGAACTTGTTATGCTCCAGGAAGTCGTACAGCATTTCAACCGATTTGTAAGAAGGATTGAGCATCAGCTTCCGCATGAACTCGACATAACGGTTATCGAACTTCCCGGTCTCGATATCGGAAACAATACGGCGAGCAATACCGCTTTCTTGTTTGATACCGTGCCAGTACAGAATTCCATCTAGCAGCTTCATATCCGGTCCAAGGTCGATTGCCACTTCAGCTTTTGCAGCGATCCCCGCTTCAATAAGCGCTACGGCTTCGTCGATCTTGCTGTTTAACAGCAACATACCGACGTCGTTAAAGATTTCGCTGTTACTGCCCAGAGTATGAATGGTTCCATCTGGAAGTGTGATGGAAACGTTGCCTGGTGTCATGATGACAATGGGATCAGCTTTCGTGTCATCTTCAACCGAAATCTTAATAGGCACAGGTGTAGGTTCTGGAAGCTGAGGAACAGTAACGCTCACTTCTACATCAGAAACTACGAACACCACTTCCCAGCGCTTACCACGCTTGCCAAGGTCCTTGACAACTCCCTCCTCTTTGTCATGTCCTGCTGTTGTCTTTGCATGATCGATAATCTTCGCATTCTGTACAGTCTTAGAGAATGCTCGGGCCTCTCCCCGACTCGCAAAGAACATAGAGGCAGTTGGCGCAGGGTAAGTTTCCATATCGAAGGAAATCGTCTTTTCCGGGGAAGCACCAATACTGTCTTTGGGGACAACCATCCAACGCCCCTCTGCCAGCACCGCTGGGGATACACCACGGTCCACAACCTTCATACCACGACTTGCAGCACAAACACGAGCATCTGCACGGGATTTAAAAAGATCACTCATTATTTCTCTCCTTTGCTATCAATAAATTTACGATACTCAGCCACCTCTGGGGAGTTAAAATGCTCCATCGGGATGTGCTTCAGTAACGGGTAACGTTCTTTTACCTTGTTGATCAGGCTTTTACCAATACGAATCCGTCCACTAACGATTCTTTCCGCAGTTTTTTCTGCTCGATAATACCCTTTAATATTGTAAAGGGTGTTAGCCATATTAACCTTTTGCTTGTACTCAGGGTCTTTAACTATCTCAACACCCAAGACTTTCAAGTCTTTAACAAGAGAAGAATACTCCGAGCGCTTAGTTAACTGGTTAAGATGATACTCTAACAGATTTGAACTTGCAACCTTATAAATGTCGTCCTGTGTAATCATCCGAACATCATCATCCAGCCAACTAACCCGATTTAAAGGTACGATGTACAATTTATCATCAATACCAAGATCCGACAAGAAGGTCTCTGGTTGATGACGGTTAGAAAGGTACGCCGTAGATCCAAGATCACAAGTCCCACGCGCCTGACCACCAGAATAAATCATGGCATATTTAATATCATCAAAATCTGCACGAGAGATGCGTGTTTTCCTAATAGCGCCACTCTGCTCAATGATCCATACTGGATGCCCTGGCTCATACAGGCTATATCCGCCGTACTTTTTATCCGATTTAGATGCTGGGCGTTTTTCAAGGTCAGACAGCCTATGGATCATCCCTGCGAAGAATGGGTTCCCGCACATTTGTGCCACGCCTCGATTATCCGTCAGGTAAACTGCCTTGCCAGATACGTCAAACAACTGATTACATTTGCTTCTAACCAGCTTATTGTCGTCGTTGTATACAAGATGGAAGCCGTTCATCATGTCGGTGTAAGAGTATGTCTTATCTACCCTCCGCTTTTCACCATGACCATTATAAGTCACGCACTCTTTAATATTCAAAGAGTTAGTGTGCTCTGCGAAGAGTTCCGCGATGTACTTTGAACCATATTTGGTGGCAAACCACCCGCCAACCCGCTTCATATACTCCAGAACATCAGCAAGTTTTTGAAGCTTGCGGAGTTCATGGTAAATTTCTTCACCACGGCGATCAAGGGCCGTCTGAACGAATGTCTTAAGGCGCTCTTCGAAGCCACGGTCATTCTTACCCTCGATAGTCCATTCACGTCCTGGGTTTACGTCACAATCCCCGATCGGAATGGACACCATCATCAGAGGCCATTCAGGGTTATTGCTCAGAAACTTTGACTTGTACGGCTGTTGTCCCATAACCACAACGCTATCAGCATTGTTAGATACCGCCGAGTACATTTCCAGCATCCAACCAGATTCTTCATCTTTGAACGTATACTGCACCGGGTAGGTACGGTCTCGAATAGATGAAGTCACAAATGGGTCATTGATCTCGTAAGGGAACTTAGCATAACGCAGGCAACTGATAATTGCACGGCGGTATTTCTCAGTCTCTGCCGGGTCAACGTTGAATTTGATTTCAACACCATTTTCTTCTATGGTTTTTGACTCGTGGAGAGGCACAACCTCAGGTATCCCTTGGTCTTTATGAACAGAGTACACAGTTTTAGTACCATCTTTGATAGAGATGACACTGAACATGTCCGTAACGGTGAACGGGGCCTTGGAACCAATACCTTTCGCACCGATCAGATCGTTGGATTCACGTTTAGTGGACGATCCCAGCATCATGAAGGTCTGGGTAACCATGTCAAAGTCCATCCCAATACCACCATCCTTGACAGAATACCACGGTTCCAGGTCCGTTGGGGAGTGGATGATAATCGGTTTGTCCCGGCATCCGGCTTCTGTGTGTGCATCTACCGCATTGAACAGGGGTTCACGACAGGCAGCAAGGATCTTATCCTCATAAATACCATCGATCAAGATACTGAAAGTTTCAGCATTAATCGCGATACCAGCCTGATAGCGTTTGACGTTGGTACTAACTTCTACCTTCTTCTCATTACGCTCGATTATCATCTACTTCTCCTACTTTTTGCAGTTATTTATATTTAGTCTAAAGGCCGCTGTAGCCATACCTATTGCGTATGCTCCACAAATTTGTTCCCAATACATGGGCTGTGACAGTGACAATATCACACACAGAGGGGTAATGCAAACAAATATTACCAAGAATTTCTTCATGAGTTCATGCCCCCTGAGAGTCTTCTTTCTCTTTATAATAGATATGGTTGTCGATCCTGACTGTGCGTAGCATGGCCTTTGTCCAGTAGGGTTTTACTTTTCGTGAATGGTAGTGAGTGGCCCCGTGTGTTATGTCCAGAGCATCGTAAACGATCCTGTTCTGTTTATGAATCTTGATCAGAACTTTAGCAAACTCTTGTGCCTTCTCCCAGCGATCCTTTTCATAGACTTTAAACGTTGTTCCAGAAGATGTCCAGGAGAATTGTCCGGGCTGGTAAACGATCTTCTTTACCGTTCCAGGGTACTTATCGTTATCCTTACGATTCAAAGTGACAAATGCTATCGACATTAACCCGGAATCACTTTCTCCACGGGCCTCTCGATACATATTACATGCCAAGATGTTTACCGCTGTGTCATCCTTCTTACAAAGATGGATAACTTTGGGCTTCTTTGCAGCACTTTTAAGAGGCTCCGCGATGACTGGGCCTGTTGAGAGTGTTGTTAGTAGTGCTATTAAAATAGTTAGATACTTGATGTTAACCTCCCATTTTTGATGTCTTCTTTTAGTACGTTTGCCTTTCTACAAAGGCCATCTTTAAGTCTTTGGTCCTCAACTGTAGCAATGATGTTATTTATTTGCAATATCTTTCTTTTTTGCCATGCCCGATGGGCAAGAATTTGGTCATCATATCTTCCTAAATAGATACTTTTACCGTTCTCTCGAATTGTTGCACAAAACTTACCTTTGTAAAAAGATACCCCTAGCGCATAATCGCACCTTGCAGAATCCCTAGACAAAAAGAAGTTGTTCAAAGGTTGAGTAACAAAAACACAGGTCTCTGGGGAATATAATTTACCATTACCAAGGATATCCTTGTCAAGAGCCTTATTTTCCCAATCTTGAGACATCATCCATGCTTTGAAATTGCTGAATACGAGCCATTCAGAGCATACGGACACCCCGTTATAAGAGGGATGGTTCTCCAAGTATTGTGGGTCATAGCATCTTGTCAGCATCCACAACCATCTTGAATAGTATGGGCACCTCCAGTTTGGGTTTCTTGTAGCCACAGGTGTGGTTACATCCATTATTCCAACACTAAAAACCTTTTTTCTTAATTTCAAATTTACACTCCAAATTAAAAAGCCCCATTGCGGGGCTGTATATCAACGACGGTGAGAGACATCTCCTGAGATTGTTCTAACATTACCTTCAATGGTTTCTGCTATAACGTCTCCCGAGACGGTGGTCACATCTGCAAGTGCCCCTTTTTCAACATGGACATCACCAGACACAGTCTTAATATTGCCTGCTGTCCCATAAACATTCACACCACCAGATGTGGTGTTTATGCTACCGGTATTCCCGTGGATGACCACAGTGATGTTTTTATCAGAAGTGGCGTAGACCTCTTTTCCGTTGATGAGGATTTTATCCCCATTTGCAGAAATACTCAAGTCCCCACCAATAATGCTACCATTAACCACGGTATTCCCGTTGATAGTGATGGTATTACCATTCACCTTAACCATAGATTGCTCCTTTGCATGTTTTAATTTCACTGCTAAGTATTCACGCAGACCCATTAAACCGCCTCCAAGTCCGACTCTGGATGGAATAACCACCCGATATGGTCTATAGAATATGCCCATTCGGCCTTGTTGTACTCATCACCTTCTGAAAAGTACATGGTTGAAATAGGGCCTATCTTACCGCTCCAAGTATCTTTGACTATCTGCCCGACTTTAAACTTCGGTTCTGGTCTCACCATTCTTAATGACCCTCGCTTTTTGGACATGATAGACAAACTGTTTGTTCTCTTTAACAAACTTTTTGCCCTGTTCTTCGTCTTCGAAAATCAAGGTATCACACTCGGTGAAAGAATGTCCAGGTCTTTTTTCAACAGACCGCGTTGTGGCTACAATGAGGGCCATTAGCCCTCCTCACTCAGACGAGTCATGTACCATGCACGAGCTTTGTTGCTGATAAACTTGCCAACATCTTTCATGGTCATGGAGCTGGCTTCCAGAACATCACCCTCTTCCTTGTTGATGTCTCGGTTAATCCACCCAATGAATTCACCGATCTTAGTCTGGTCAAGACCGACTTCGCTGACACCCTGCTCAAGACGTGCTTCCGTCACAGCGTACTCAACGAACTCACGCATACTTGCGAGGCGTTCTGGGTCGATTGCCGCCAGGGTCTTAACTTTGGATACAGAGTGTTTATCACCCTTGACTTTAAACCACAGGCCAGAGATTTTAGAAAGCTCAGGATCTTTTGGAGACCAGACAATGCCTTCACCGATACCTTCTACGCCAAAGAACTTACCTGCCGGGCATTTGTTTTCCACTTCACGAGTCAGTTCTGCCAGGTCATTCTGGACAAGCTCTGGCTCATTGAATGGAATATTAGCCATCCAGTAACCAAAGTCAAGGATACTGTAGATACGAGCATCCGGCAATCCAATTCCAAACTGGAACGTTGGTGGTAGCCAGTTGAGGGTATCCGTTGCCTCATCCCGTCCCACAGCCACACGGAAGATAGCAAAGAACGGCTCTACTTCAGTGATGGCGACACCTTTCTGAATGCCGCGACCAGCCCATTCACCAGCAATTTCAACCGGGAACTGGAACTCAACGTCATTGACTTCACACAGATATTTAACCTGAGAAAGCAACTCTGCGGTGTCTTTTCGAGACATGAAGGCCGCGAAGCCATTGTTATCGTCACCTACAGTCACGACACGCTCTTTGGACTGGAAGACAACTTCATCCTCAGAGTGGAATACCACACTGCCATTAGTGCCGTGAAGCTTAACCGTACCGATGTACGGGATCAGGTACGCTTCCGGTGGCAACACCTTCCGCTTGATATTGCCCTCTTCATCAATACCGTCGAACGTCAGTTTATCATGCATGGTGCGGATAACCTGACGGAACTGTGCGGTGCTTGGGTATTTAATTGGTTTTGTCAATTTTATTCTCCTCAAATAATTTGCTAATGTGTCCGCCAGAAAGTTCAAGAACTACATATCTTTGTTGGTCATCAAAATACTGCTTCCCACTCCATGTTGCGTGGACAAGATTCCACGCATTCTTGGCAGCGCCAGAGCTAATCCATCCAATCTTGGCTTTGTGGTTCCAGAGGCATCTGTCAACAGTGTCATAGATGACAAAAACCGATTTACTCATCAGGACCCTCCAGCTTCCAGCCACGACTATTCAGCCATTCGTCAATCTGAATACCCGTGCCGTCACCACTTGGTTTCTCTACTCCAAGTAGTAGTATGGCAAAGCTCTGACCACGAGGGGCGTTATAGGTTAACACCGTATTACCCACATAAAGGTCGATCTTTTTGGTATGTGCTACCATACCGTCTCTCAATTTAACCACGATAATCCAGTCCCCCCTGTGGATAATCCACATTTTGTCATTTCCCGAATGGCAGCGATCTGTTCTGATGTCAGAGGGCCGTCGTCTGGAGGGTAGTAACCAGGGATTTCCCATTCTTTCAAGACATAAACTGTCACATCACAATCAAAGAAGATTGATTTGATCATTGCCTCGATGACGTTCCAGTCACCGCCTGCAAGGCCAGCACCGATTTTAGGGAACCCGATTCGATAGGTGTCCATAGGGCCGTCTGTATAGCTCTGTAAGAGCTTTTTCATCTCAACCATCGAATCGTACAGGGCATTGTAATCAAGGTCCCTGAGGCCCTGTTTACGGCGATTATAGCCGTATTGCGAATACAGATTAAATCCTGCGAGAGATCCATCATTCAAAAAGGCCATTGTACAGGTTCCCAGCTTGGTCTTATCGCCCTTCTCAGTTTTCAGATCGGCAGCGTACATCTTAGGGAATGCTTCTTTGATCAACGGGGCGATTCCGCTCCCCATTGTGCAAAAACAGTTACAGCCATGTCCAAAGACATTAATCTCACCGCTTTTTGCAGCCTCGATCAGGTCACCAACTTTGTATTTGAAGCTCATCGCACTTCCTCACATTCATCAGGATAGACAACGATATCCATCCCCTTCCACTCACACATATAGTGGTCAAGGAAAGAGCCATTATATTTCTCACTCACCACTTCAAGAATATCACCAGAACGTGGCTCTTCAGGATGGGCGCTGTAGTGTTTCGTCATTTTAACTTTCATGTACAATCTCCAAGTCTTCAGGGAAAGCATAAAAACCTTCTGAGACAGTCCCGTCTTGGCGGGTGAAGTCAACTAAGACATCACCGCAATCAACCCCAACAACAACACCTATATCCCCGATGGAAACACCATCCAAAGAATAATCTTCCTCCATCCAGTCTTGATTGGGATTAAACTTAACCTTACTTCCTGTAACAATCTGGTCTAAATTCATTTGCAACTCCTCTCTTTAAACTCTTTCATGGATTCAATAGCATCCGCACGATTTTTCGCGCAGACAACAAACACCCGATGACGTCGATAGGTGTATCCTGCCATAACACAGTCGGCGGTGTCAAGCCACCAACACTCGTTTAGTTCAGAAACTGGGAATTTGAATTTTGCCATTATTTCTTCTTCTTCTTTTTCTTCTTTAGTTTGTTGTGACCACGCCCCTTAACGATCTTAAACTTAGCATAGTCAACATCATCATTATCAATCATAATGATATTGTTTGCAGGACGGGCAGATATCGCGTCCAAAGAAATGGTTTCTGCATCCCACAAAGACGCTAGTGTTGAGTACCCTACAGGGTTACCACAACCAAGAACAACAATCTTTCTATCGCCAACCATTTCTTTGAGGGCTTCACGGACCTTTTCCAGTTCTTCTTTCTGGTCTTCTGTTAACTCTGGCCCAATGTTCTGAAGATTCATTCATCACCCCTGTTGTACAAAAAGATGAGGGTAGACCTCATAGACCTCTTTTTCAAGCCCTCCGAGAGCCTTGCAACGGCGAACACGGTCCTCATTCCAACCGAATTCCCTCACTTCATCAGCCAAACGTTGGACACGCTCATATGCAGGGCGGAAAGTTTCACGGTCCCCATACACCATGCAGTGTGTAAAGAAACAGATCATCGCCTCGATATCGAACCAGTGTGGCTGATATGCCTGCACTAGGTCATTAGCACCTCCGACATTTTTGAAATGTTCTTCAGTAATCGGTACAGAAGAAGGGATCTCGTCAAAATTCGAAAAGTTTTTTACCATAATTCCCCCTTCATGAGGACAATCCGGTTACGATGGGCATAATCACGAAAGGCCCCAAGATTATCTTTATCGTGTTTAGCGATCTTCTCAAGAACTTCCATTGCAGTTATGCCAGATGTCCAGCCTGACTGACAGAAGCCATTGTCTGTACGAAGATAACACTCTTTTCCAGTCTGTCCATATCGCGCTTGGTTTTCAATATCGCTGATATCAAGATCACTGATCCTAACAAGACGATCTTCCCCAGTAAAATCGGGAATGTAGATATAACCGAAACCAGGTCTGCGACTCATACTTTGCTCTCCACGTAATAAGGTAATCGCTTGATCAAGTCTTGAGGGGCACCACTTTCTGTCCAGGTGAGGCCTTGGTCACCAGAAACATAGCCTTTACCGTTAACAAACTTGCGCCAGATATTACGAAACTGGTTTTTGTAGATCATTCGATCACACTCCAGCCTTCGTCCTGCCATGCTTCACCACGATACCAGTCTGCCATAGGGCAACCGTCTTCTGCGTAGATACGCCCATCAACCATTTCGAACCATTCATCAGAAGTGAAATATTGGTTACGGATACGTTTACCTTCACGCATGGCCTGCTTTGCTTGTTCCCAGGTTAAACAATGCATATCAATCATCCTTTCCGAATTTAACAACGTCTTCGTAGGACAACCCCGAACGAAGAAGAGCATCTTTAACTTTTTGTTTTTTCTCTTGCAAAACCTGCAAGTTTGATTTTACAACACCTTTGAAAGAACCACCTTCATAACAGGGGGGTTCGATCTCCGCAATCAAGTGATTAAGATCTGATTCTGGAGTTGCTTCAATGACCAAGCTATTCTCAACGTCAATCCAGTATTGGTAGTGAGCGTGTTTGCCAATACTTTCCAGGAATTTGATTGCATGTGCCGGACTGTTTGCCTTTACGTAACCAAGTAGTTTAGTTGTACGGCCTTCGCAATCACCTTCGGTAGTAACTTTGTAAATTTGCATGAGCCTATCCTCGTTTTGTTTGATACATGAAGAATAACAGCCCCAAGAGGGGCTGTCAATATTATTTTCCTTCGATAAGCTTAATATCTTCAGCGTAGTTGACCTGGAAGTCTGCCATAATTTTCATTATGATAGGCTTTGCCTTCAACAAACGTGCAGGAAGCTTGTCACGGTTGCTCGCAGTGGTCAACAACGCCTTACCAAACGCATTTTCCTTAATGAACGACAGGAAAATAGAGCTTACGAAGTCTCGGTTCTGGTCCATAAAGTGATCGTAAAGATACTGAAGGAAGTTTCCAGAGAATTCAATAATCTGGTCATCCGTGTAATTGGTATCTGCAATAGCCTTACGCAACCAAATAGCACCTTCTGAACCCAAAATCCACAGGCTGTCTGATGGAAGGTCTCCAGGACCTTGGGCAGTACCGTTCATAACGTCTTCGATCGGGACCATATTACGGATCTTGGTGTGGTATGCCCACAGTTCAGCCATTAAAGGTGTACCGATGAAGCCCTGGAGAGCAACCTTGGCCAAGTTGGCAGGCAGCAAATTAGCATCGTAATCGTACAATACATCACTGGCGTAAGTTAAAGTACGCGGTGTGGCGAAAGAAGGACACCCGATATCCAGCATTTCTTCATAGTTTTCAATAGCACTGTTCTTACGCGACAGAAAACCAATGATTGACGAATGAATACCGTTCTGCATGGCATAGTCTTCGATGAACACCGATGCGCTATAGGTAAGCTCTACCAGCATCATACGGTTAGCCAAAGGAGCTTCCAGTGCAGTCACAGCAGTACCATCCCCAGCACGGTTACCCGCAGCAACCAGTACAGCCCCTTCAGGGAACTGGTAGGTCCCGATTCGACGGTCCAGCATGATTTGGAATGCCAGTTTCTGAAGGTAAGGCTCTGCGTGGAGAAGCTCATCAAGAAACACAATACCTTTCCAGTTAGGATCACGGGGCCAGAAATCCGGCAAGGCGTACACTGTGCGAGTAACACCATTGTCATCGGTGTATGGAATCTGCACCCCGGTGAGGTCAGTGTTATCTTTATCAGCCAAGCGGAAGTCTACCAAGTTATCACCAGGCCCGAAAAGAGAATCTGCAATTTGCTTCACAGCTTGACTTTTACCAATACCTGCCCCACCGAAGATCATCAGTGAACGTTTGTGACGCTGGCAAAATTGCACCAGTGGTGGAAGATCTCGCAAAGTGATCCAGTTACCAGAAAAGATATTACGACTTGACATTATTTGTCTCCTGTAAATGAAATTCGGGAGAAGGATATCCCAACCCATCTCCCGTTGCAATGATTATTTATCCACCCATACGCGATTTTCATCACACCAATCATAAAAATCATTCATGATGTCGTTGAATTCACGCAAAGGTGTATAATGGCGAATTGGGTCGGCATCATACCCCTCATTCTCACATTCTGCAATAGAGTCTAGCCAATCCTGGTATGTTGGAACATCCCGGAAATAGCCAATTATATCACACAACTCGGTATCGCAGAGGTCACTATCATAGTTTGATTCATGAGGGAATTTCCGTTCAAGACGACGGGCTATCTCTTTAGCAAGCTCATGCACCGTCTTATCTGTCCAGTCTTCTCTACCGCATTCACCATTTCTTTTAGACCAGATGTCACGTAGGTCCAGAGCTGTTTTCCAGTTAGACATTGGTTATTTTCCTCAATTCAAATTCATCACCGTACCCGATCATATGCCCTTTAGCTGTGATCACCTTTTCTCCGAACACACTGCCAGTGCATTTACCAATGAAAACTTCTGGCATATCTTCTTCTGAAAGAAGAATATCCACAGTAAATTTACCATGATAGTGCCTTGCGTTGTAATGCGGCCCTTCATCATCTGTTTTATACCAGTATTTACCATTCCAGCGGTATTTGTTATGCCTGTACCATACATATGACCCCCAGGTGTCTTGTGCTATATGGTCCACTTTGGTAGTAATAAGTCGGCCTGTATTACGAAGTAGCTCGTCATATTGCTTTTCGTAAACTTCCACACGATTTTTCATACTGTTGTAATAGTTCTGGTAACGATCAGCTCTGTTGACCATAACCCTGAGAAGGTTCTCAATAGGCGTACCTTTCTCAAGATGTTCTTCATAAAGTTGTTGACTTGTTTTGCTTTTCATATCAAATCTCCTTAAGAAATTCATGACAAGTACCATTTAAAGCCACAGTTCGGGCAACAAGGTTCCTTAATCCGAAGCTGGTCGGGAGCCTTTACAGGAGCATCTTTCAGGTTATAAGTGGAAAAACATCTCGCACATACTACAACCTTGTCAGGAATTTCCATTTCGAACCAAGGAAGACCATTTGATTTTTTCGTAATGATCATAATGTAGCCAACATGTTGATCGCTTCGTGGTGTTCTTTCATCTTTGTCAGACGAAGATACATGTCATGATACTTACGAACACGTAACAAATCCTTATCTGTCAGACCTTTCAGACGACGAACATCGGAGTTATGGCGCAGGTCTGCAAGCTTCACACGTACCGCATCATAGTTTTGGGCCAGGCGGTTAAAATACTCTTCCGGTGTCTGATTAGGGGTTTTCGTCAGAAGAACCACAGCATCCTTCACACGGTTCGAGAAGCCTAGCAGAACCAGATCCGCAGCGGTAACATCGGTGTCTTCAACCACATCATGAAGCGCGGCGATAGCCATAAGCTGAAAATCATCAGTCTTCAGATAGTGCATTACCTTCAGCGGGTGAAGGATGTATGGGTTACCACCCTTATCTTTCTGATTTAGGTGGGCTTCTGCTGCAATTTTGATCGCCAGCGCCAATTCCTGGGCCGGACTTAAAGCTTGAATACAACTCTTGTCTGTTGATACCATTTGACAGCTTCCTCTAGGTTAAAGGGTTTTATGTTCAGTCTATCGAAAGATTTTACGTTGTCAAGCCAAAATTCATCTTCATACCCTGCGATCGACATCATCATCAGTTCTTCCTCTGTCGGGGAGTCCCCCTCCATCATACTCTGTAACTTGGGGTCATATTCCAAGTGGAACATTGTTTCTTTCGGGGAACAAACGAACATTGCCTTACGTGCCTTATTAGCGATCTTTCTGTTCATGATGTTGATAACAGAATGATTCAGTTGGCTACAAACACGATCGAACGCCGAAGGCTCAAGATAGTCAGAGTAAAGAACCAAATCACCACTGATGAGGCTTACATTTTTAAGGGTTAATCTCTCCCCATTATGGGCCATCCAAGATTGGATAGGGGCATTTTTTTGATAACCGGTGTATTCGACAACCAGACGGAGAGCATCCCTGTGTGACATCCCCACCAAAAGCTGCTTTACACACTCAAGAAAATACTTAGTACGGTAGTTAAAATTGCAGAACCCACCAAGAAATGCTTCACCGCAACCGTGACCATAAATATCGATGGAGATTGTTTCTACAAAGCGATGTGTCCAAGGGTCACCACCCGTAATATGTGATTGGTGGCCTATTTCCATACGTGAAACATTTAGCTTCTGACTCATATCAGAACCATACTCCCGGACATCACCGGAATGCCATTGCCAATAAAAAGGGCCACCATGCGCCGGGAGTTTATGGAGGCATGACAAAAATATGTCCAATATGGGGTTCGAATCCTGTACCCCTTGGAGATAATCTCTAAAGCGGGTGATGGGATTGTCAACAGATCTGTCCCTCTCAAAAGTTGAAAGAAATCTCTCTTGAGCAGCCTGCTTCCCTTGTAACAACTTATCTATGAAATCCCGCTCCTCATCCCAAGTATAGTTTGGTTTTACATTAATATCTACTTTGCTCATAATCTCACTTACCCTCTTATACAAATAATGAACAAAGATACACCGCCACTTTTTAGAAATCAAGGGTTGACAACTCTTTTCCGAATGGTGATAATCACCTTACTAAGAACGGGTAAGACCCAAGGAGTTAGAAATGTTTGATGTTAAAAAGAAATTTACCAACAGCGAGATTAAAAGTCTAGAAGAACGGTATCATAAAAAGGTAGAACGCACAAAGAAAAGGGGTTTAGAATTCTCCTTGACCCTTGATGACTGGTTCATGATGGGAGAAAAGCTTTTGGGCATTGGCCCGTGCGACTACACCAATATGAACTTTAGCACGAGGTCGGTACATGGCGAAAAAGACCCATTGTATCCGACAGTTGAGCGCATTGACGATAAGAAAGGTTATGTTCGTGGAAATGTATGCGTTGTCTTGCAAAGAGCCAATGAATTGAAAGATCGTTTGGTTGACAAGAAAACAGCCATCACTATAATTGATCCGCTAGACCGTGAGATTGTGCAGGCTATGATGCTGAATATGTCTAAAGACCATCTCGAAAAACTGAAAACTAAATATATCCCACAACAGGAGACAAAAATGGACATGAAAGAACACATGGCAGAAGTAGAAAAGAATCACAACACCGACTACAAAGAGCTTGCTGAACACGAACACAAACAACCGCCTGCGGCAGAAGAAACCACTGCACCTGTGGAAGTGGAGGCTGAACCGAAAGAAGCTATCAGTGTTGCACTGCCAGAAGATGTAGCTGTTGCGCTTGCCTATGCAAATTACTGCAATACTTTTGCAAATGTCGGTATGAAAGTAAGTGTGACATATGCTCAGTTCAAGGCCAAATATATTCGCAGCACCTGCGCAATGACCGGAGAGAAGCTTACTGGTGAGCCTAAATCCATTCTGATTCTGGATCTTAACATTGGCTTTGCCAAAGATAATTTCATCATCGTTTCCAAGAAAATGGAAACGGCTATGACTCAACTGATGATCCAGACGGGCCTTAGCCTGCCAAAAGTTACAGCAATGCTGAACAAGGTGGTGTAATGTACGAGGATATCTTGGGCAGGCCAGCATCCCCTCCAGAGCAAAAAATGCTGAATGCTGGCTTCAGGCCGGGTCTTAGTTTCGGGGATCTGGTAGAGACTTTCACAGAGAACGCGATTCGCGGAGCTATTGATGGGATCGTCTTGTTTGCTGTTCCTCACCTTCCTGGAGCGCCGGGTCCGCAATTGGCCTGGGGTTTCAGGATTGAAGGGATAGATGAATTTTTACCCCAAATTGCATTGCAAAGGGTGATGAATTAACCTATAATAAGGCCATCGTAACTGATGGCCTTTTTTCTTGGAGAAGAAAATGAAATTAGTTTGTGGTATCGGTATAAATGACGCAGATTACAACGTAGTCCAGTTTCGGAATGGTAAGCAGGTTTGGATATGCCCTCACTATAGGGCGTGGAAGAGTATGTTGGGAAGGGTTACTGGTGTGTACACAGACGTGACGGTTGTTAACGCATGGAAGACTTTTTCAAATTTTAGGTTGTGGTCTGTAAAAAATGCTCCACGTTCGATGGAAGGTTATGTATTGGACAAGGATTTATTATCTTTTTCGAAAAAAGTATATGGCCCCCTTACGTGTGTATACATTCCAAAAACTTTGAACTCTTTACTGACAGTCGTCAAAGTAAACAAAAACGGCCTACCGCTTGGTGTGTCCAAGATGGATGATTTATTTGTTTCCCAGATTTCATACCTCGGGAAGAAGAAAGGTCTAGGTAGGTTTTTAAATCCTTCAGATGCTCACCGAGCATGGCAACAGGAAAAAGTAAATAATCTTCTTGACTATTCAACCAAGTATTATAAAGAATTGGATTTTAATCCCGTTGTTTATGATGCTATACTAACTATAGCAATGAAGATTCATAAAGAAGAGGTCTCTGGATTAGAAACAGTAAATCTCTTTACCAACAACATAATCTACTGAGGGAAATAACTGTGTATAAAGACGAGTCGGAGATGATCTCCAAGCTACAAGATTCAGCACTGAAGAAAGTTCAGTCTGCCCGCATCGCTTTACTTACTAATCGACCATTCTACGGGACGCTATTAAGCGGTATGCCGCTGATAGTTGACTGTGCATGGCTTCCAACCGCAGCGACTGATCATCGCAACCTATACTTTAACCCAGAGTTCATTATGGGTATGCCTGTTGATCGCAAGAAAAAAGTCTTTGCTCGTATTGACAAGCATCCGATGATGACACAACAGCAAAAAGATGAATATAAAGAATATGTGGATGTCTTCTATCGTCAAAAAACCATGAAGGAAATTGTATTTATTCTAATGCATGAGGTCCGCCATGTCACCAACGACCACATGTCTCGTGGGAAAACATTTGACCGTAGACGTTTCAATATCGCAGCCGATCACTATATCAACACTGATCTGGTCAAGGAGTTGGGCCAGAAAGCTGAGAGTTTGAAATGGTTCACTCATAGACAAGTGTTTGATAAGTCAAAAGAATTTGGATTCCTTGCTTACTGCTATTGTGACTATCAGTACGAGGGGAAAACGGCTGAAGAAATTTATGCTCTTTTGCCTGGTGAAGCCGGGGATAGTAAAGGTAAGCCGCTGGGGGCGCACATCGGGGATTATGATAAAGACCTAGATATTCTGGGGTATACAGACCCACACCCACAGAAGTCTCCTGATCAGGAAGATGAGGATATGTCTTGGTCTGAGGACATGATTGACGCCGCTATGAAAGCCGCTGGCGGTGAAGGACCGAAAGAAGCCAGAGAATTAATCGCACAAAAAGGTAAACCGAAGATTAATTACCTGCAAATAATTAAGCAACGGATGATTTCTCGTGTTAAATCTGATCGTACTTATCGGGTTTTAGGTCGTCGGTCCGGCGGGATGACAAAAGTTCTTCGTGATCACGGTGCTTTAACTAAGAAACAGTTCATGGTTATGCCGGGTAGAAAACGAACAGAAACTGTAGATATCGTAATCGGTTTTGACGTTTCAGGTTCTATCTCTCGTCAAACAATGACACGTATCTTTAATGAGATCATCGCTTTGAGCACCCTGTACCAATGTTTCCGTATCACATTGTTCTGTTGGTCAACCCAAGTTGGCAACGTCAACGTGTACACACAGGACAACATAAAGGAAATTCTGGATTACAGAGTTACATCGACTGGTGGAACGACTGCGGCATGTGCTTTTGAGTACATCGATGAGTTTATTCCTAAGGCAAAAGAGGTTATAATCTTCACAGATGGTTACATCGAGGACCTGAGACATCGTGGCTCAAGCTGGGGACGTAAGTACAACACTCTCTGGGTTATCTGCGGTGGTCGTAAGGGTTGGATTCCTCCATTCGGAAAGACGGTGGATTTAGATGAGCACTTTAAATAAAAAAGTTGTTCACAATTTGGATTTCCAGGTCCTCTTGTTGGGGCTTGGTTGTTGTCTAATTGTGAACTTTGAAGCCCAAGAAGGTAAAAGCTATCAGTACGAAATTTTCTGTAACAGGAAGATTGTCGAGGTCTATGGTGCCGGAGAAGGTGGGGAGAGGGAGATTATCATCTCCAGGGATTTCACGGATGATCCACTCCACATCACAGAAGAAGAGCTTAGTCTGGTTGAAGTTATGATGACACACTTGTCTCCATTCGAGAGAAGTTTGCACAAACTTGGATGTGATCTGGCTGTTCTTCACCACAATGATGCATCTCAAGAGTATGCCCAAGAGGTTGTACTCACTCATTTGGAGAAATACTTGGATGCCAAAAAAGAGTGAGAAGTGGGTAGCTTGTGACGAAAAAGAGCTGCATGATAAGAACCTGTCATGCACAGATCTTCGTGTCCTGCTCCACATAAAGTACAAGGCAGGATACTTAGAGATAAAAGGGAAGAAATACTTTGCTAGTTATAAAACGATTAGTGAAGCTACGGGTGTGTCTGAAAGGTCAATCAGCACATCCATAAAAAACCTCGTGGCACTAGGGTATCTATCGACAGAACGCAGAGGGATGAGTACGTATGAGTATACCGTGTTGTGATGCAAATTTTGCGTCTCGTGTCATGCAAATTTTGCACATGAATACATATATAAAATAATACACATAAGATCTTAAAACCTAAAACATAGATCTTTATAAAAAGATCTTGATCTATGGTTTAGTTAGTGTATAGTTAGTTTCAAGAGGAAGTGATGAGTCACTTCAGTCATCCATAAGTGGATTAGCCATAAGCTAACCCGTTTACGGGTGTTAGATGTGTGTGGAAGTGCGAACTTGTTCGCTTATGTGATGGAGGCATGGGCGACAGTGAATCTTATGAACGACTTAACTGGGGGCGGCGCGAGGCCGACAACAAATGAAAACAATCCGTATCCGTCAACACCGTGGTGGACTGTTAGAAAGCAAACAAACAGAGAAAGAAATTCCTGCCACCAAAGAAGCTGTGCTTGAATACGTTGTAGATTCTGGTATGATTATGACTATGCTTCCTCTGGGAGTTGATGATGTTGTAGTTGTGCCTTACTATGAAGATGGTAAGGACAAGATTTATATGGTGAAGGTATTCTCTATGCCCTTCGGCTTCATCGAAACTGTTGGAAATTTAACACTTAACTAAAGTTATCTTAAGAGGAGATTACAAAATGGGTTCATGGCCTTTTCTGATTTATGTGATTGATGTTCTGACTACAGACGGTAATTATGGTGGTTGGGTTGCTCTGATGTTTATTTCAGGGATGGCGTATGTAATCATGTATGCTATCCAGAAATACTATGAAGAAACGGAAGGTAAGATTCGCTATGGTTTCTTCTTAGGTCAAAACTTGGTTCTTAACCAAGACTGGAAGCACTTGAAGGCTGGTGAGGTCCTTGTTGTATCAAGTATAGATACTGACGGAACATTAAAGGTGCAGTATCCTGATGGTGGCTACTCTGACTGGTTATTTTTTGAAACAGTAGGTAAGATCTCCGCCCAAATGTCTACCACTAACGAACAGAAGGTGCCTGTACGTGATATGACAAAAGGGCCACGCAAAGTTGCGGTGTGGGGCATGATTGTTTGTTTCATCGGTATCCTGTACGCTAACTTTATGCCACAGAAGGAGACAGCCTATAAGATGCTGGCAGCGTATGTAGGCCAGAATGTGGTTGAGTCACCACGTACACAACAACTGGCAGATAGCACCATCAAGTATCTTGACGCTCAGATCAAGAAGTATACTGAAGAGCTTGAAGCTACTAAAGCTGAACAGGCTGAGAAGGCCAAAGAGAAGGAGTCTAAATGACAGGAATCACTGAACGCGTACTCCAGTCCTCGGTTCGGGCGCAAGCCCGTTCTGTCCCCTCTGTCATGATGAACTTGGTAGAGGAAGTTGGGGAATTGGCACGAGCACTTAATCGTCCTTATCGTTGTGATGAGCCAGCAATCGCAGAGATTGCAGATGTTATCAACTGTGCTATCGACCTTGCATACATGTTGGAGATTCAAGAATATCTCAGCCCCCGCGTGTATGACCCC